TCGGCATCCATCACCTCGCCATTGCTGGCCACCAGGTAGCGCCAGCCATCCAGCACCCGCTCCACCTGTGGAAGCTCGGAGAGGATGACAGGCCGGACCTCCAGCCGTTCCCCACCCGCCATCATCGGGCAGGAGGGGAACAGGGCGGAGAGGCCGGTATCCGTCACGGCCTTACTTCACGTTGTAGACGGCGCCGAACTGGCCGAGCGCGGCGCTGCTGGGGCGGGCGGAATCCATGAGGGCGCTGCCCTCAATGGGGAACTTGGCGTACTCATCCGTGATGAGATCGAACTGCTTGGAGGGATCGATCTGCACCTTGAAGAGGTCCACCAGCACGGGCTCGTTGCTGTCGGCGGTGTTGAGCCCCTCGAAGAAGAGGTAGTAGGGCGTGCTGCCCACGGTGAAGAGGCCCACTTCCTTGGTGGCGCCGGGGGTGTAGTTGGCCTTCAGGGGCCCGACGAACGGCCCGCCGGTGGTGAGATCCAGGATCTCGATGGCGCCAGCCTTGGCGTTGAGGCGATAGTTCGTGCCCGCGACCAGGGTCTTGGGCGAGCCGGAGCTGTCCTTGATGGTGACGGCGGAGACGTTGCGCTTGGCCAGGCGCAGCAGGTCGTTGAGGCCCAGCGTGGTGACCCCGCCCCCAAGCACTTCGTCCGTGACGGCGGAGCCGGCGGAGACATCCACCACCGAGCCCCGGAACGCCAGGGCCAGGTTTTCCTTCTGGATGCTCTCCAGGGTGAAGCTGCAGGTGGCCTTCTTCTCCACGTCCATCCGGGCGTCGGTGAGGTTCTGGCCGGAGTACGACTCCTTGTGCTCGATCGCGCTGATTTCGAGGCTGATCTTCAGTTCGGGACAGTTGCCGATCCATCGGGCGTTCTGGGGGTTGCCCCCGCTGTCGCGGGTCGCAAGCCAGACCTTGCCCTGGCCGCGGTAGAGGATGTCTGCCATGGTTCAGTCCTTTCAGGGCCGCGATGGATCCGCGGCGGAATGGCGGTAGGTGAGGAGGTAGTGGAGATCCAGGTCCCCGAAGGGGCCCAGGTGCTGGGCGAAGCCGTAGACGCGCTGAGGCTGGCGGAGTGTGATCACCAGGCCGCCCAGGGATTCATCGGCGAGGAGCTGCTGGTGCACCCAGAGCCAGATGGGATCGAGCTCGGCATCCACCACGCCTCCGGGCGTGGCCTTGGCCCAGATGGCCACCTTGGCCGTGAGGGTGCTCTCGGCGGTGCTGCCCTTGCGCTCGCTGGTGCCATCGAGCGGGTACACGGAGACATGGGGCAGTTGGGTGGGTTTGAGCTCAAGCATGCGGCTGCGGCTCACGGCGAGACCGGCCGGGCGCTGGATGGGCCCCAGGGGGGCGCCATCGATCCGGGCGGCCATCTCATCGAGGATCTGCTGCTCGCGGCTACTCATGCTTCCTCCAGCAGCACCAGGGCCTCGAGGCCATCGCCGATGCGGCGAGGACCGGCGGAGACCACGTAGGAGGCTCCGCCGACGGTAATGGTTTCGCCTGGCGCCAGACCGGGCAGATCGTGGTACGGGTAGCGCAGGGTGATGATCTCGCCGCCGATCTGCGCCGCGCCCTCATCCCCGAAGGGGGCGCCTTCGAAGTCCAGCAGGGCCGGGGTGGTGGTGCCACCGTGGGAGGCCGTGGTGCTGGAGGGCATCGCAGCGATCTGGGCGCGGAGCAGTTCGAGGGGGGTCATCACGGCGGTCTACTCGATGCGGGTGAGCACGCGGCCCAGGTAGGGTGCGGCTTCGGCTTCGGTGGCCTCGATCACATCGCCTTCCTGCAGTTCGCAGGGGCGGAAGCCCGTGAAGTGCCAGTTCACGCGGAAGCGGGCGGGCTGGGGCTCGGGCTGGGGTTCAGGCTCGGGGACAGTGGCTTCTTCGGCAGGCTCGGGGCTGATGACCTCAGCCTCAGGCTGGGGTTCAGGCTCGGGGCCTACGCCCTCCTGGGCCTGGGGCTCAGGAGGGCAAGGGCTGTTGGAACGCTTGCGGCTCATGGCGCTACGAGACCGCATCCTGGAAGAAGTACCCGCAGTCGCTGGCCACCACGAGCTCGCGGACAGACTCGCCCGTGCGGATCTTCACGCCGCCACGGAGGCCGATGTTCGGGTCTTCCAGGATCTCGCCCGAAACGCGCTGGCCCCACTCGGCAGTGAAGCCGAAGGTGATGCCGCGGTTGGTGTCGGCGCTGGAATCGATGTAGAGCAGAGCCGCATGGTTCCCCCAGGTGCGGGAGAGCACGGCGGTCTGCCCCTTGCGGGCGGTGTTCACACGGCTGGCGCCCACCAGGATCCGAGGGATCTCGAGGGCATCCTGCACCTGCTGGCGCGTGAGCAGGCCACTGGTGGAAGCCATGCCCAGCACCTTTTCCACCAGCTTCTTGTTCTGGCGGAGCTTCATCCAGGTGCGGGCGCCCAGCACCAGGGTGTTGTAGGGGAAGATGGCGCCGTCCATGGCCTCCAGAATGGCGTTGGCCGGGTCGCTGTCGGCATGGCTCCACTGGGTGGTGGAGGCGAGCGTGGTCTTGTGGCCGCTGGCATAGGAGGTGGCATTGAAGATCATGTTCGCAACCCGGACCTCGCGGTCCAGCTGGATGATGCCGGAGGTGTAGGCGGCTGCATGGGCGCGGGGGTCGTAGCCGCCACCGTTGGCCTGGGCCTCGGCAATGTCATCGTAGGGGATGGGGTCATCCAGGCCGTGGTCTTCCACGAAGCTGCCCTCGCGGGTGCCCCCAAATTCCACCTGATTGGGCGTGCCGGTGCGGCCCACGGAGGTATCGGGCACGGTGAAGGCATCGCCAGTGGGGAACACGGTGTACTCGAACTTCCGGGCACCGACCTGGACACGAGGGAGCACTTCATCCGCGATCAGGGACAGATCGGGGTTCTTGTATTCGCGGGCGATGCCCGTGAGGTAGGAGTTGATGACGAACGGGAGTTTCATGGGTGGGGCTCCTTACAGGGCCACGTCGATGACGCGGTAGTGGACGCGGAGCTTCAGGGGCGAATCACCCGTGGCGATCTCCCCGGTCAGCATGTGAGCCACCAGGGCCGCGTTGGCGGTGGGGTTGATTGCGGTTGCAGGGCCCATGTCCACGTAGCGGGTGGCATCGGCGGATGCGTCCAGGAAGCCGGTGGTTTCGATCTTGCCCAGCTGGGCGCCGTTGGCGTCGGTGTACTTGAAGGCGAGGTCTTCGTCCGCGGCGATGCCATCGTAGGCTGTGGTGGCGTAATCCAGGAACGCCTGGATGGCCACGGGAATGATCGCCTTGCCAGCGCCAGGCGCAGCCACGAGGGTCTTGGGCGTGGCGTTGAGGGCCTTCAGCTCGGTGGCCGTAATGGTGACGTTGGCGATCTGCACAGCCACGTCATTGGCGATGCAACCGGGCATCACGAGAACGGGGATGATGTCGCCGGCATCGCCGGACTTGAGGGCCTTGCCCACGTAGTAGAGGGCGGTGCCAGCCACCACGGTGGCGGCCACGGCCTTGCCGTCGGCATCGGAAACCAGGTAGTGATCGCGGGTGACGGTGCCACCGAGCTGCACTTCGCCGATGCCACAGAGGGTCACATCCGCCATCTCGCCAGCATTGGCGCCCAGGAAGTTGCTGAGGCCCAGCACGGGAGCGGTGGAGGCCGCGGCGTGCACCACCTTGTTGTCCGCGCTGCCCAGCTTGACGATGCGGTACGGAGCGATGGCCGCGCCCGCAAGGTATCCCTTGTCGAGGAGGGGAGTTTTGCTCATGGTCTACCGTCCTTTCAGAGCGCGAAGCTCGGTGGCGGCCTGCAGAGACGTGATCTGGCGTCCCTTCGCGGCCTGGGTCTTCATGTATTCCCGGAGCTCGGCCTGCACCGCTTCGGGCGTGTCTTCAGGCTTGGCTTGGGCCTCGGGAGGCTCGGGGGCCACGGGCACGGGGTCGGGTCCTGCGTTCACAGCTTCGGCGGCCTTGGACCGGTCGGCATTCTGCGCCTCCACGATGGCGAAGGCGCATTCTCCCGGGAGGGTCTTGCCATCCAGCGCCTTCTCCAGCGCCAGCTTTTCGTAGCCGAGCGTCGAGGCCTTGAGGCATCCCTGAACGCGGGCCAGCTCTTCGGCGCGGCCCTGGGCCTTGCCCTCTTCCAGGAGGGCGGTGAGCAGATCCGGCGCTTCGGCCTGGAGCTGCTCGCGGGTGATAGCCATGGTTTCCTCCGTGGCATGGGGGGTTGAGGGGAGCGAGGCAGCACCGGCCCCGGGCCGCAGGCCGCGGCGCTCCTGGTTGAGCTGCTCAACCAGGCCGGTCAGGGTGGAAACACCGTCCACAAGACCGACCTGGATGGCCTGCTGGCCCAGGAACACGCGGCCATCAGCCATCTGTGCAAGCACCGTGTCCACCGACACGGAGCGGAACTTGGCGATGGAATTCACGAACACGCTGTAGATGTGATCGAGCTGAGCCTGGATGGTGGCCCTGCCCTCTTCGCTGAGGGGGGCGTACTGGCTGGCGATGCGCTTGTAGCGCCCGGCGGTCAGCTCGGTGGTCTTGATGCCGTAGGCCTCTTCGGCTCGGCTCACATCGACATGGGCGGTGACCACCCCGATACTGCCGGTGGCGGTGGTATCGCTGGTGATGTAGACGCGGCTGGCGGCGGCCCCCACCCAGGCGGCGGCGCTGCACATGCAGCCATCGGCCAAGGCCACGATGGGTTTCTGGCCACGGGCCTCAAAGATCGCGTCGGCCAGCTCCTGGGTGCCATCCACCATTCCGCCCGGGCTGTCGATCCACAGCAGGATGGAGTGGACGCTGGGATCCCAGAGGGCGGTCTGCAGGTCGGCCCGGAGGGTGGCGGTGCTCGTCATTCCGCACAGGCGATTCCAAGCGCTTTCGCCCTTGGTCATCACCCCCTGGATGGGCACCACGGCCACGCCATCCA